AGTAGTGTGCTACCAAGTATAGATAACGTTTAAAAGTTAAAGTCAATTCACAAGTTCCAAGATGATGTTTGTATTGTTCTTTATAGCACTAAGTACTGCAAGTCCAGTGTACCAAAGGTGTTTCCAAGATGGTGCAATTGTGAAGCAGAACCCATCCAAACAGGCTGTAACAGAAGTATGCCTGAAGGATGATGTTAGCATGATAAAAACAGAAGCTAGGTATTTCAAAAATGCTACTGGAACATATGCAAATAATGTTGCAATCAGGAAATGGTTGGTTTCAGACTGGCATGATTGTAGACCAAAAAAAGTAGCAGGAGGCCACATAAATGTCATAGAAGTAGGGGATGACTTAACCTTACATACTGAAGCCTATGTATGCAATGCAGACTGCACAATAGGAGTGGACAAAGAAACTGCACAGGTGAGGTTGCAGACAGACACAACGAACCATTTTGAGATTGCAGGTACAACTGTTAAATCAGGGTGGTTCAAAAGCACAACATATATCACCCTTGATCAAACTTGCGAGCATTTAAAGGTTTCCTGCGGCCCAAAATCTGTCCAGTTCCATGCTTGCTTCAATCAGCACATGTCTTGTGTAAGATTTCTGCACAGGACTATACTGCCTGGCTCTATAGCGAGTTCCATATGTCAAAATGTAGAAATAATAATTTTAACAGTGCTAACCTTACTAATTTTCATATTACTTAGTATACTAAGCAAAACATATATATGCTATCTATTGATGCCAATATTTATCCCACTTGCCTATGTATATGGTGTTATATATAACAAATCATGCAAAAAATGTAAATTATGCGGTTTAGTTTACCACCCATTCACAGAATGTGGCACTCATTGCGTGTGTGGTGCTAGATATGAAACTTCTGATAGGATGAAATTGCATAGGGCGTCAGGCTTATGCCCAGGTTACAAAAGTCTGAGGGCAGCACGAGTTATGTGTAAGTCGAAAGGGCCAGCATCTATACTATCTGTAATAACTGCAGTATTGATACTAACATTTGTGACCCCAATAAATGCAATGGTTGCTGGAGATACGCAAGAAACATTTAAGCTTGAAGATCTGCCGGATGATATGTTAAGTATGGCTATGAAAATACAGATGTATTATATAATGTGCATTGTCAACTATATTGTCACTTGGTCGTTCATTGTATGTGCTTTAATAATTGCCTTGATTTTTAAGAAGTACCAACACAGATTCTTAAATTTTTATGCCATGTATTGTCATGAATGCGATATGTACCATGATAGGTCAGGCTTAAAATATAATGGGGACTTCACAAACAAATGTAGGCAGTGCACATGTGGTCAGTATGAAGATGCTGCAGGCTTACTAACCCATAGGAAAACATACAATTGCCTAGTACAATACAAATCGAAGTGGTTAGTGAATTTTTTGATAATATACATACTTCTGATGCTTGTAAAAGATTCAGTACTAATAGTCCAAGCAGAAGGCACAGATTTTGAAAAATGTAGTGGGGAAATAAACATAACCTGGAATTGCACAGGACCTTTCCTAAACTTAGGCAATTGTGAGAAGAAACAAAAGAAGGAGCCATACAGCAACATAGCGACACAATTGAAGGGCCTAGATGCTATATCTATTTTAGACATCCCAATGATATCAAGGATACCTGAAGATATAGCTGGAGCTCTGAGGTTTATTGAAGAGCAAAATTCATACCATGTGCAGCTGACTGCAGAATATGCAATGCTAACCAGATATTGTGACTATTACACTCAATTTAGTGATAATTCAGGTTATAGCCAAAAAACATGGAGAGTATACTTAAGATCCCATGATTTCGAAGCATGTATATTGTACCCAAACCAGCATTTTTGCAGATGTGTTAAGCATGGTGACAAATGTTCAAGCTCAAACTGGGACTTTGCTAGTGAGATGAAGAATTATTACACTGGCAAACAACTGAAATTTAATAAAGATTTAAATTTAGCTCTGATGTCTTTTCATCATGCTTTTAGAGGGACATCTAGCTTCTATGTTGCAAAACTCCTAAGAGAGAAAAATAATGAGGAATTGGTGAATTACACAGAAAAGATAAAAGATAAGTACCCAGGCAATGCACTTTTGAAAGCTATAATTGACTACATAAAATATATGAAGAACCTAAGTGAGATGACCAACTTTAAACATGATGAGATGTGGGATGATTTTGTTTTTAATAGTCCCCCAACTAAAAGCCCTTCTGTAAGACGCTCAGACTCTGCATATGATTTCAAGAATAATATAAATTCAAATCCATCACATATATGCCAGAATATAAAAACTGTTATATGTCTATCACCAAAATCTGGAGTATCTTACGATTCAATAATAGCTTGTGGCGAACCGAGTCAGCCGACAATTTATAAAAAGCCAGAAAGCAGAGTGTTTCAGTCAAATGCAGATCAAACACACTTCTGTTTAGCAGATACCCATTGCCTGGAGAACTATGAGACAGTAGGTGAAGAAATTCTTGACGCTATTAAGAAATCAAAATGTTGGGAGACAGATTTTACTGAGTACATTCAATTCAAACAAAGTGACGGAGTAAGAAGCTGCAGAATGAAAGATTCAGGAGAATGTACAGTGACCACCCACAGATGGCCTATCATACTGTGCGACAATAACAAGTTTTACTACTCTGAATTGCAAAAGGACTATGACAAAGATCAAGATATAGGCCATTTCTGCCTCAGCCCCAGATGCAATACAATCAGGCATCCAATAAATCAGAAGCACATATCAAATTGCACATGGCAAGTCAGTCACAATAATATCGAGAAGATTGAAGTGCACGAGTTGGAAAATCTGGAGCAATATAAGAAGGCTATAACTCAAAAGTTACAGACAAGTTTAACATTATTCAAGTATTCTAAAACAAAAAACCTACCCCATATTAAGCCAATGTACAAATACATAACTATTGAGGGTACAGAAACAGCAGAAGGTATTGAAAGTGCCTATATAGAGTCAGAAATACCTGCATTAGCTGGAACATCAATAGGGTTTAAAATCACATCCAAGTCAGGAAAGCACTTATTAGATGTGATAGGTTATGTCAAAAGTGCATCTTACTCAGCTGTTTATACAAAGTTGTACACAACAGGCCCAACAATCGGTGTCAACACAAAGCATGATGAGTTGTGTACAGGCCCATGTCCAGTTAATGTACCACACGGCACTGGTTGGCTAACATTTGCTAAAGAGAGAACAAGCTCGTGGGGTTGTGAGGAGTTTGGTTGCCTGGCGATTAGCGACGGGTGTGTCTTTGGCTCATGTCAAGATATTATAAAAGAAGAGCTAGCTGTTTATAGGAAAGAAACTGAAGAGACTACAGATGTAGAATTATGCCTAACCTTTGCAGATAAAACTTATTGCACCAATCTGAACGCAATAACACCAATAATCACTGACCAATTTGAAGTTCAATTCAAAACAGTCGAATCTTATAGTTTACCTAGAATTATTGCTGTACGAAACCATGAAATCATGGTGGGACAGATAAATGATATCGGCGTTTATTCGAAAGGTTGCGGAAATGTGCAAAAGGTAAATAATACAAACTATGGGAATGGTGTACCCAAATTTGATTATTTATGCCATTTAGCAAGTAGGAAAGAAGTAATAGTCAGAAAATGCTTTGATAACGATTATCAGGCTTGCAAATTTCTACAAACACCAGCAAGCTATAGACTAGAGGAAGAGGGCGGTTCTGTTACAGTTATAGATTATAAAAAGATTCTCGGAACAATAAAGATGAAGGCTATTCTGGGAGATGTAAAATACAAAACGTTTGCAGACAATGTAGATTTAACTGTTGAAGGGGTGTGCACAGGGTGTATCAATTGTTTTGAAAATATACACTGTGAACTGACAATACATAGCACAGTGGAAGCAAGTTGCCCAGTGACAAGCTCATGCACTGTGTTTCACGATAGAATCCTGATAACACCAAACGAGCACAAATACGCTATAAAGGTAATTTGTGCTGAAAAACCAGGGCCATCATTACAGTTCAAAATATGTAATGCAAAAACTGATGCAGCTATGACATTAGCAGATGCAAAACCAATATTAGAATTAGCGCCAGTTGATCAGACAACATATATAAAGGAAAAAGATGTGAGATGCAAAACCTGGATGTGTAGAGTCAGAGATGAAGGCCTCCAAGTTATATTTGAACCATTCAAGAACCTATTTGGCTCTTATATAGGCATATTTTATACATTTTTAATAACCTTAATTGCCGTATTCGTAGTCATATACATCGTGCTGCCAATATGCTTTAAACTTAGAGACACTTTGAGGCAGCATGAAGATGCCTACAAGAGAGAAATGAAAATTAGATAAGAAGCGTAGCTGCTAAGAAATAGGGGTTTAGGTATTAAGGGGTGGGGGGCTAACAACAGCGTAATCTATTTGACAAACATTATTTATACTTGGTAGCACACTACT